GATTATAAAGTTTCTCATGTAATATGTATGGGTGACTTTTGTAGTATGGATTCTCTTTCTAGTTATGATAGAGCAAAAAAATCTTTTGAAGGTAGAAGATATCAAAAAGATATGGAGCATTCACATGAAGCATTATCTTTATTTAATAAGGGTCTAGGTAAACATAAACCTAGAAAGATTATGTTGCATGGTAATCACGAAGATAGAATAGATAGATTTGTAGATGAAAATCCAGAGTTAGATGGCACACTGAAAATTAGTGATCTTAAATTTAAACAATATGGTTGGCAAGAAATACCATATAAACAAATGAAAGTTGTAGATGGTGTACATTATGCACATCACTTCCCATCTGGTATTATGGGTTCAGCTATATCTGGAGAAAATATTGGTAGAACTCTATTGACAAAACACAAAG